AAGGGCAGGTTTATTTAACTATACGTTCAATCAGTTTTCTACTAGTTGCTTAAAAATACTGTGAGAGGCTATTTACTAGAAAACTTAATAAATTAACTTCCACAGTTTAGTTGACAAACCCTTGATAACATGAAAAACGCTAAAAAAGAACCATCAGATAAGAATGAAAAGGATTTGAAAGCGAAGTTTGTCAAAGACTTCAAAGCCATGATCAAAGGAGATCCACAAGTTGTCGCTTTGATTAACTCAGATACCGATGAGGCAGGAAATGCTGTAGGTTTGACGATTCCCTCAGACGTACGCACAGCAATTAATGAATTGGTTCGCCAATTCGATTCGTTGCAAGAATATGTAAACGTTGAGCGTGTAACTACTAGTAACGGCTCCCGTGTTTATGAAAAGTGGAGTGACGTAACACCGTTGAAAGAGCTGGATGCAGAGGATGAAACCATTCCAGATAATGATGATCCGAAATTGACGTTAATCAAATACTTGATTAAACGTTATGCAGGAATCAATACAGTAACTAACACATTGTTAAAAGACACTGCAGAAAACATCATGGCTTGGTTGTCTAAATGGATTTCGAAGAAAGTTGTCGTGACTCGGAATACTAAAATCCTTAAAGCGATTGATGGAATTAAGGCAGCTCAAAAGAAAGATGTCACTGACGTAGATGGAATTAAAGACATCGTGAATGTTCAATTAGATCCAGCGATTGAAACAACATCCATGTTTTTAACGAATCAATCTGGGTATAACGTTTTGGATAAAGTGAAGCGTTCAGATGGCTCTTACTTGCTGCAAAAAGATGTTACTTCACCAACTGGATACACTTTCTTAGGAAAACCAGTCAAGAAGGTTTCCGACCGTTGGTTGCCAAATAAAGGGACTCAAGCAACACCTAAATTCCCACTTTATATTGGTGACTTGAAAGAAGCCGTGACTCTCTATGATCGCGAGCAAATGAGCTTGTTGACGACCAACATTGGCGGTGGAGCATTCGAAACGGATACGACGAAAGTTCGTGTAATTGACCGTTTTGACGTTCAACTGGTTGATGATGAAGCATTAGTTATTGCAACGTTCGCGGCTATTGAAAATGAAACACCAGTAACACCATAGAAGGAGCGTGAAGCTCTATGATTCTAGATCCATCAAAAAAGGAAGACCTAGAAACAATCAAGACCGCAATTCGAGAGGACAGTGACGATGATATCGGTGTTCAAAGTGCCGCGCTTGCGGCGATTGCGTATGTAAAAGGAGCTATCGGTCGTGGTAAGCCCTCTTTTTATGCACAAGAAAATGAGCGCATTGATTTAATCAATCTGTCTATTATGCTATTAACGGATCACTATTATCGTGCAGGATCAGCAACGGTCGAATCACAAAATGTCAATGGGACGCTTCGAGAATATGATCTAGGCTTTACATCGATCATATTACAGTTAAAAGCGGCGTATCTACAATTCGAAGAAGGTGAGTCTAATGATTAGTCGTACAGGCAAATTAAACCAACGGCTTACTTTTCTTCAAAAGAAGAAAGTTAGAAATGGACCGAACGGAACCGAGAAATATGATTACGTTGAACATTTTTCGGTTTGGTCGATGTTGAAGCAAAAAACGATTAACCAGATTGCAGCTGAAAGCGGGACGATTCTGGAGGATACGCAAACAGTAGTCATTCGTCAGAATCAAAAAAAAGAACCAAAGTTGGACTGGCGCGTTCGAATTCACGGCAACGACTACGACATCGTCAACATTAACCCTGACGTGAATCCTAAAGGTTTTATGGTTCTTTCAGTTAGGGGGATCAAGTAATGTCTGATGTTCAAGTCGATTGGGGAGATTTCGAAAAAAATATCTCGCAATGTATCGCAGATGTAGAAGGTAAAATCCGGCGTAAGGCTGGTAAAACTGCAGCATGGGAGCTTGGTGAAGCTTTGGAGGCAAATACGCCAGTTGATTCTCGTGGTCTAGAAATGGCGACGACTGTTGGATCAGTTGCTGAGGACGGGGATGTTTTAGTTGGTTATGGATCAGCAGCCTACTGGCGAGCTCACTTTGCTAATATGGGGACAGAGTATCAATCGGGGCAACATTTCGTTGAGAAAACCACTGAGCAAGAAGCTGAAAAAGCCATGCAAACGTATATGGATGAGTTGAAAAGAGGATTAGGATTATGAATCCAATTGTAGAACTTGCTACACAAATTTTACCAAGTATTTTCCCAGATGCTCAAATACACCCCTATCGTATTCCTGAGAAGTATCAAACTTTGGAACAACTACCAATTATCAAAACAGAAAGTATAACCGAATCAAATGGAAGCTATGGCTCAGATAGGTATGGATCAAGAACATACCAAGTTCAAGTCATGGCTTTTTTAGATATCAACGAGACTGACATAGAAAATTTTAATGATGTGATAGATCGCTGCTTAGAAGAAAAAGGTTACTCACTTTCTTATGCAGAAAATCACCCACATCCGGAATTTGAGAATGTTCAAGTGATTATTCGTCACTATCAGGTGACTAAATTAAAGGAAAGAGGGAATTAAATTATGACAGCAGTAGGATTTCGTCGAGCCACCATTCAAGTTTTAGATTCAGATCTGAAACCAGTATCAGGAAAGAAGTATGTAGTTGAAGGGAAGACCAAAGAAGGTGCGACCAGCAGTTTTGAAATTACCGGGCTAACTCCGGAAGCGTTGAAGCTTTATGGCTCAGATATCACCTATGAAATTTTTCAAGAAGGAACTGGAGAAGTAGCTGCAAAATTTAGCGCATTAGATTTACCATTTGAAATGGAAAACGAGTTTCTTGGTCGTAAAAAATCAGCTAAGGGTGTTTATCATGTCGGTGAAGAAACCAACCCGCCTTATTGTGCTGTGTTATTCGAAAGTTCTGACTTACACGGAGGAAAGATGGGAACGGGGATTTATGCGGGTAAATTTGGGAAAGATTCCGTTTCTGCTAAATCGAAAGAAGGAAAAATGGAAGCACCAGACCCAGATGAATACACTTTCGAACCAATCGAAAAAGAAATTGACGGTAAAAAGGAAGCTGTCGGATTTGCATTAGGCAGTGAGGGATTCGCGGCTTTAGAAGAAGAGTTGTTCGGTACGACACCAGCAGGAAGTGAAGGCTAGTCTAACGACTAGTCTTTTTTTATTAGGAGGAGAAAACAAGATGTTAGAAATCAAATCAGAAGAATTGCGCTTAGAAGTCAGAATCAATAACAAGAAAAAAACATTTGTTCAATCAAAAATCCCAATGAAACGCGCTTTGGAATATACAGAGGGGGAAATTGATTTATTCAAAACAGCAGTCGAAGAAGGCCGCCCTGGTGCAACTGAAGCGGAGTTGTTAGATTTTCGCGTAGGGTTTGTCGCGAAATTATTTGATGACGACGACGTGACAAAAGAGTTGTTGCTAGAAGAATTAGACACAAACGAACAAAAGGCGATTGTGGCTATCATTAACGGCCGTGTTTTAGGAAATGAACCAAATGACGAAGGTATCAATGAAGACCCAAAAGATTAATGTCTTGGGAAGATGTTCGAAATATGCAGTTGGCGTTTGTTAAGCAAATTATTTACGTCTTCCCAAGTTGGACAATCGATGACGTTCTTGAGACTGACATCAAGCGATTGCACGAAATCATGTTCTTTGATCAGAAACAGCTACCGAAACAAGAGAAAAAAATAGTCTCCATGGAAGAATGGTTCCAAGAGATGGGAAGATAAGGAGGAATTGTTGTGGTTCAAAATGGAAAACCTTTAGGCAATATGATCATTCGTTTAGGACTTGATTCCTCTGCGTTTTCCGATAGCTTAACAGGGGCTCAACGAGCGACAAAGTCCGCTGTTCGCGAAATGCAGGCAGGTTTTAAAGTAGCTGCTGGCGGCGCTACCACTCTTAATTCGTTAGCTACGAAACAACAAGGGCTAACCAAAATCATTCAAGCACAAGAGGCAGAGCTAGGACATCTAAAAACGGCATATGATAAAACATTAGACTCCCAAGGCAATGCGACATCCAAGACTGCTGCAGCCGCTCAAAAGTATAATGATGCCCAGGCAAAACTTGCGATGTATAAGCAAGAAATGATTAATACCGCTGGTGCTATGGCGGATATGAAGGTTCGCACTGAAGGCATAACAGGAACGATAAATCGAGCGAGTGAAAAATTTTCTTCAGCAGGGAAAGTGATGCAAGGGGTCGGCTCAGCGCTAACTAAAGGTGTCACTGTTCCTTTAGTAGCCGGGGCTGCGGCTGTAACGAAGGCTGCTATTTCATGGGAATCTGATTTCGCAGGCGTTAAGAAAACGAATGATGAAGTGGTCGATTCGACTGGGAAAGTCGTCTATTCTTATAAAGACTTAGAAAAGGGACTACGAGATTTAGCAAATGAGTTGCCATCGAGTCACAAAGAAATAGCTGGTGTAGCAGAAGCTGCAGGGCAACTTGGTATAAAAACCGAAAACGTCAAAAGCTTCACCAAAACAATGATAGATTTAGGCGAATCAACTAATATGAGCGCTGAAACAGCAGCGACCTCTCTTGCTAGATTTGCTAATATCGTCGGAATGAGTCAAAACGACTTTGACAAGCTCGGATCCGTGATTGTTGATCTCGGAAATAACTTTGCAACAACTGAGAGTGAAATCACAGAAATGGGATTGAGACTCGCTGGAGCCGGGAAACAAGTTGGCATGTCAGAAGGCGAGATTATGGGTCTTGCCACTGCGTTATCAAGTGTCGGCGTAGAGGCTGAGGCAGGAGGATCCGCATTCTCAAAGGTAATGATTCAGATGCAGCTTGCCGTTGAGAAGGGCGGAGGAGCATTTACTCATTTAGAGGAAGCCGCCAATGGCGCTGGTTTAAACATTGGGCAGGTCGGAGAAGCTGTTCAAAAAGGTGGTAAGCCGCTAAAAGAGATGGCTGAGAAATTAGGTATGAATGCTTCTTCGTTAAGAAAAATGTATAAAGAGGCAGATAAGTCAAAAACCTCTCTTGAAAACTTTTCAAATGTTGCAGGCATGACTTCCGAACAGTTCTCTAAACTATTCAAGGATGATCCATCAAAAGCAATCACGACCTTTATTAAGGGTTTGAAAGATTCTGAAAAGCATGGAACCTCTGCCATCAAAGTGTTGGATGATATGGACATCAAAGAAGTACGTTTGCGGGATTCCTTATTACGCGCAGCGAATGCCAGCGGAATTTTTGACAAAGCAATCCAACAAGGTAATGATGCATGGAAAGAAAATACCGCCTTGACCGAAGAAGCGAACAAGCGGTATGAAACCACAGAATCAAAATTAAAAATGCTCAAAAACGAAGTAGTGAATGCGGCTATTGATCTCGGTGGGCCATTCGTAGATGCATTGAGAAGTTCGCTTGAAGCTGGAAAACCACTGATTAAAACATTAGGGCATTTGGCAAAATCATTTAGTGATGCGGACCCTAAGACACAACAAGCGATCATAAAGCTCATTGCATTTACTGCTGCTGCAGGACCAGTGTCATCAATAACTGGGAAATTGAGCAGTGGGATAGGCGGACTCGGGAAGTCGTTTATAAATCTTGCCGCAAAAATGGCAAGTAAGAAGCTGTCTTCATGAACTCATCTTGTGATAAAATTAAGTCAAAAAAGAGGAACAAATAATGGCTTATCCATCTGATTTAACAGACAAACAATGGCATAAAATTGAACATTTCTTTGATAACGGAAACTACGGAAATAGGCAAA